TTCATGATGTTTTCCTTCTCCCCGTAGGGATGATGTTGATGTTTGGATACGCAGGAAATTAACTTAAACCTGGTACGGCTCCGTACACAGCAACATCGAAGGTGGCTCCACTCATTCGACGCAGTAACGAAAAGATTACTAGAAGTTCTTCAGCAATTCAAGATGCTTCGCCAACACACCCACGCTCGCAGGAGCAGACTCAGGTTGTGGCTCTAGTTTCGCAACAGTTTCACGCAACAACGCAGCATGGCTCGGGTCAAGAGTCTGACCTGCTTCCAACGTAGTTATTGCAACAGCGAGCTGATCGGCATCAATACCGGTGCGAGTAGCAAGCGCATCAAACGAACGAACCTGTGCTGAAGTTGCTGCATACGCTGGGAACCCTGTCACCACCGAAACCTCATAGAGTTTAATTTGACGCAACTCACGGGTCATACCGTCATCACTCCAACGGTCACCACCTTGAGGAACCGTGAAACCGAATGACATGGAGTCAACATCTTTGCGTTGCATCAACACCGACAGGTCACGACCAACGGTTGTGTCAGGCAAATCGGCCTCAACAAACAAACCTTTAGAATCCTCAACCAGACGCATTGTCTTAGCCCTAGTGGTAGCCAACAGCATTGACGAGTCATGGTTCATGTACATACGGATATTGTTCCGTGACTTCAACGACTTAGCGAATGCTCCAGGCATAATTCGCTCGATGAACGGTAGTGGCTCAGAGTCAGAGTTGAATACTGCTGCATAACCACTAAAGGTCATGCCGTTACCCTCTGGGGCTGCACGAAGTTCAAAGTCATTGAATGTGATGCGACGTGTCTCAACCTGTTCAGCCATACCGTAAACATTACCAAACTCAGGTTCACTAGTGCGATTGAATGAGAACACTCGATCCGATGACTCATCATCGTCTTCCTGTTCATCTCTGATTTGTTCAACCTTCTCAGCAAACCAATTCATCGCAGGTTCAGGGTCAAGCGGATTGATACCCCACAGGTAGAACGCCACAGCACCGGCACCTGGGAACTCTTTGTCATCAGGGTTTGAGTTTTTCGCAGCATCTAAATCAACCATGTGACGTGCAGCCCAAGCATTCGCACGAATCACCTTGTCTTCAGTAATCTCACCTCTCGCCATGTCACGTGCTTCACGAACAGTTGAGGCAACGATGCCACCACCAGCGAGCTTCTGACCGTAATAGGTCAAACCTTTACGAGCAGCCGATTTGATGTACTCAGGCAAACTCAAATCCACAACACGAACAGAGACATCCATCTCCTGTTCATCCTCGTCCTCGTAGACCTCTTCCTCTTCCTCATGCCCCATCTCAGCGTGAGGTTGCCAAGCGTTGCAGTAGTAGCCACCATCAACGAAGTCATCCCACTTATCGCACCACGCTTTAGTCCCCTCAGCGTTCTGGCGTGACTCGTCATAGAACACACAGTTTCCACACGCACGGCCTTCAGGAACATCTTCAGCTAATGCCGGACGATAGTTGTCTGGCAACGCCCGCTCGCCACCTGGCTCCATCTCCTCAGCAATAGACACAGCGACCATCTGGTCAATCGCATCCTGCTTCGTTTGATGACAGCCAATCACTTCGCCATCTTCCTTCTCCACAGCCCAACCAGCACAGTCAGGGTTTGAATCGGAAATAAAATATGGCATTACAGAACCGTCCTAAACACTCGACAAGCAGTCGGATTATGAGTACCGACAGCCCACAGCAAATCCCCTGCTGCAAGATAAATCTCCACAGTTTCAGTTTCTGGAATATGTAAACCGTTAGATTCAGACACAGCAGACCCACCAATGTAAACATCATGATTCTGTGCGTGTTCGTGATTGTGTACAAGAACCCTCATCGGATTAAACGTCGCATGAGCAATCAATTTAGGAGTGCTGTTCAAAGCAAATGCCTCAGTTGTAAACGCCATGTCACCTCAAACCAAGAGAAGCAATTCTGCTTCGTCTTCTAGTATTGACCATGTTACTTCAGCAACAGCACTAGACGATAAGGAACCAACTGATGCTCCTACGCCGAACACTTGGAGAGGAACCCGCAAAGGTTCAACCACAACCTCCACAACCTCTTCAACCCGCTCAACCTTTGGACGACGATACCAAGGATTCCCACCACCTGGATACTGAGGAGGTGGAGGACTTGGTGCCGGATCAACCGTTGCCTGCGCCGAAGAAGTCAACTCGCCAAGCAAAGCCGAAGCAGTAACCGAACCAGCAACACTCGCAACCGCAGTCGATGTCAAACCACCCAAAGTCGCTGAAGCCGAAACAAGATTTGACACCGACGCAACAGCCGAACCAACACCTGCACCTAAAGCAGAGTCAGCTGTAATCGTATGCGCAACCGTTGCATCAGCAGACGCAACAACACCGCCCAACACCGCCTGAGCCGAAACCAGATTCGACACCGACACCGAAGCCGAAGCATCAACACCACCCAACACCGCCTCAGCCGAAACCACATGCGACACCAACGATGTCGCCCCAGCCGTCAACCCGCCAGACGGAGCCGAAGCGGTAACAGTTGTCGTGAAGGTGAAGCCGTCTAACTTCGCAATCGAATCAAGCGTTGACGTGTCAAGTTTGAAGGCGGGACTGAATCCACCTAAACCGAACTCAGCATCGTTGAGTTGTGTCTGGTCAAGAATGAACCGTTCAACGGCCATCTAGAAACCTAACTTGCGACAGTCAAAGAGACAGTCAAACCACCAGACGAAATCGTGTAGGTGTCACCAGCTGTATATGCGTTGCCGGTGATAGTTCCAGAGAACAAGAAGTTTCCTGTGGTCAAGTTGTCCCAAGCCGTGAAGTGTGTTGCATCTTGTGAGCCTGCGATATTTGTCCACGTCACATCAGCATCAGAAGCAAGCGCACCATTTGATGCAGCAGCGAAACTTACAGCCTTACGAGTTGTTTCAGTTGCAGCGTTACTTGTGCCAGCAGAACCAGGGTCGCCAACATGCAGCTTCACATACGCTGTGGTAACTGAGAACGACGTTGCGTTACCTAACGCATTCAACCAAGCGTTCGCCAAATATGCGGAAATACCTGTAGCCATTAGTCCTCAGTCCTCTCGATGATATTCAGAATGCGACCATCAGCGTCACGTTCAACGGTACGGATAGTCGGTTTAGATTCTGGAACATTCACACGCACAACGGTCTCTGGAATGTTGATGATAGGCGCAGGAATGTTGATCGCTGGAGGCGTGTAATTCATCACCGTCTGAGGGAGCGTGATGTCCATGTTCTGCGACTTCACCTCATACGCTGCTTTAGGGTCTTCAGGGTCAACGGTTGAAATTGGTTGCAACTGTGTTGAAGGGAGACCTGTATGACCAATCGCAGGCAACCCAACGGTAGCCAACACCTCAGCCGGATCAAAGCCAGCAAGAATCAATCGTTGCGCAATCTCAGCCTTCGACTGCATCTCAGCCAAGTTCGCAGCATTGATGTCCACGTTCGCCAACGGCACACGGTACGAGTCACCACCGTCAACCGGTGCCATGTCCTCAAGACGATGAATGTCATTGATCGACAAGAAGCCTGACTGGAGACCTGTTGAGAACGATGCGTATCGTGACGCTTGGTCACCACGCAACAAACCATCCACGTTGAACTTCATGAAGGCACGACCCTCAAGCAAACGTGAATATCCTTCTTCAATCTTTTCGATGTAAGGCCTGAGCGTGTGGGTCACATATTGGATGCCGTTCTGTTCCACCGACGCATACGACATCGCACCAGGCGTAGTCACTCCAAGCATTGATGGAGGCACACGGAAGATGCGGGCAATCTCTTCTACAGCGAAACGACGGGACTCTAGGAACTGTGCAGAATCATTGTCAACGGTTGTCTTCGTGAACTTCGCTCCACCGAACAACACACCTGGACGATGCGAACGACGCAAACCTTTATGGCCTTCCTCAAACCCTGAGACCAAATCTTTAGCCTGCTCACGGGTAAGGTTGCCAGGGAACTCGATGATGCCGGAAGCAGATGAGCCTTGACCGAAGAATCGTGCAGCGAATTCCTCCAAGGCTTTCGCCAAACCAAGGTTCTCTTTCATGAAGTCAATGCGTGAAATGCCTCGCATCTCACCAGGCAAACGAAGCTCGGTGATATGAATCATGTCCTCAGCCTGAATCACATCACGACTCTCATAGATGTAAATCGGGCGACGAGTCACACGGTCACGACTGCACTCAACCTTCT